TCCGGTAAGTAAGCAGAAAACAATTGAAAGAAGAATAGAAGGTAAAGAAACTATAATTAGAGAAAAAGGTAAGGTAATAGATAATAGTAAACTTCTTATTGCCCAACTAAATGCNGGTTTATTNGANCTNCANTCNCANTTAGATTCNGTTAAGAATGCTAGAGATACNTTTAANATTATNCAGATACAAGATACTATGATNCATGTTCTATACCGTAGAGATAAGGAGAAAGATATAATTATAAAAAACCAAGATACAGTTATTCAGGCTCAGAGATATATTATTAATAGCCAGGATACTATTATTACCACTCAAGCTTTTGACATTAAAAGATTAAAGAAGCAGAGAAATATTTCAGTATTATTAAATGCATTATTAACCACTGGACTGATTATCAAATGAAAACTAAAATAACCCTATTTACTTTGTCACTCTTCTCATTCTTTGCTCCAATTGAACTAAGTGCTATTCTCTTAATGTTTATAATTTTAGTAGACACAATAGTCAAACTTATATCCCTTAAGAAAATTGCATGTGATGAAGGTAGAAAATATAAAGATGTCTTTAAATCTAAGTTGTTAAGAAGAGGTTATATCTTTAAAGGTGCTGGTTATTATATATTTGCAGGTGCTGTTTTTCCACTAGATTATTATGGTTTTACTCCATTTGCTCAAGGACTCATTAAAGCAACGGGATATGATATTATTATACCTTCTAAAGCTTTCTTTACAAATGCACTTATTTATATATTTGCCATTATAGAGTTATCATCTATTAATGAAAACTGGTTTGATCTTACAGGCAACAATATCTTTAGAGGAGTATTTAGAGTTGTTAAAGCTATTAGAGGTGGAATACAAAAAGTCTCAGATACTTATAAAAACATAAAAGAGTAACTTATGAGCTATAGTTTTTTACAAGAAGAGAAGTCACCTAGAATTCTAGTTCAAGCTGTAAAACTACTTGGAGTTAAAGAAATAGTAGGTTCAAAACATAATCCAGTAATTATGGATTGGGCTAAAGAACTTAAATTAGATAAAGTTTATACGGCAGATGAGATTCCATGGTGTGGTCTATTTATTGCATACTGTGCTCATGAAGCTGGTGTAGAAGTAGTTGATAAACCTCTCTGGGCTTTAAATTGGGCTAAATACGGAACTAAAGTAACTGAACCTATGCTAGGTGATATACTTACCTTTAAAAGAAACGGAGGAGGGCACGTAGGACTTTATGTAGGAGAAGATAAAGATTGTTACCATGTGCTTGGTGGAAACCAGGGAAACTCAGTATCAGTCACAAGAATATTAAAATCAAGATTGCACCAAGCAAGAAGAACGGCATGGAAAGTTGCTCAACCAGCAAATGTCCGTAAAATTCAACTTAGTGCAAAAGGTATAATCAGTAAAAATGAAGCATAATGAAATTTAGAAACAGTTGGAATGCAACGGCTAAGCAATGGGATAAGCTAATAATAAGATTAAGAATCTCATCATTAGATATCTTTGCTCTTGAAGTAGATCTATCAAGAGACTTTTATTTAATAACAATATTAAACTTAACTCTTAAAAACAGGTAATCATGATACATAGTAAAAATCAAATGATCAGATCCATGAAGAGCTATGAAGTAGGTGGCTCTAGTTCTGATTGTAATTCACGTGATGGTGGATGTGGTGCTAAAAAAGCAGCTAGAAAAAATAATAGAAAAGCAGCTATGCGTAAAATTGGTAAAGCTATTGGGGGTGCTGGTAGTGCAGTTGGTACTGTAGTAGGAGGCGCACTTCTTGGCGCTGCAGGATACGGACTTAAAAAACTTTCTGAACAAAAGAAAGGTGGAACTGTAAAAAGAACTACTAAGAAAAAGTAATATTACTTAAACTACTATGATCCAGGTACTTTCTGTGCCTGGATTTTTTTATTTAAACCATATACATTTAAACTTATTTTGTATATTTGTTGTAAACCAATAAATTAATAGTTATGGAAAACCAACAAGAAAGAGAGTTTACAGCAGAAGAACTTGCTGCTCAAAAAGAACAAATGCTTCAGTTTTATACGGAATCATTACCTTATTTAGAAGCACAACTTAAGTATGAAGATTTACTTATGAGAATTGATGAAGCTAGATTTAAAAGAAATAGTATTCAAATGCAATGGGCAATGATGATGCAAGCCCAGCAAGAACAAGAACCAGAAGGTGATGATTCTGATATAGATAATGATCCAAATATTCCTGAGCAAGGAAAAAAGAAGCTTAGAAAAGGATAATCATGGCTTTAGTAAATCAAGTACAGAAAAGAGTAAAAATGCCTAAATGGGATGTAGTTAAGTTCCAGATATTAGTGCATTGCTATATTAATAGAATTACTATGAGTGATTCTGATTTAAACTGTCTTACTTTACTAAGTCTTAATCAACCTATTGAACTTACTGAATTTTGTTATGATGCATCTTCAGAAGAATCTTGGATTTTTAAATCTCCACAGACTGTAAGAAACTGTATCAATAAGGCAGAAAAAAATAATCTGGTAGTTAAGGATTTAGAAAATAAAAAGATTATTTCTTTAAATCCTAGTTTAAAAATTCAAACTGAAGGTACAGTATTACTTGATTATAAATTTTTGGGGAATGAATCCGAAGAAGTCCACTAAATTATATCAAGCAGTAGCAGAGGACTTAAATATGCCTGAGTCACTTGTTGAAAATTTAATAGAACTCTATTATAAAGATCTTAGAACTTGTATGTCACAATTAAGTCATACCAGAATAAATGTTACGGGTTTAGGTCATTTTTATGCTAAGTCTCAGAAGATAAAAAAAGATATTATCAGTATTAGTTCTATTCTTAAGACGCATGATGTATCAACATTTAGAGCATATTTTAACAAAAAGAATTATGAAGAAACTTTAGATAGGCTTATTATTTTAGATAAAGAATTAACAGAAGAAAAACAACTAAGAATTACTTATAAAGATGAAAGCAGCACTAAAAGCAATTTGGGAGAACAAGACCAAGATCATTGAAGGCATAAAGAACTCAGTAATTAGAGATGAGTTTGTAGAAGATGTAGCCCGTATGAGATTTGATGTCTGTGATGAATGCTCCAGTAAAGGAAAGAAATGTGCAGTAAAGGGTACATCACCATGCTGTAATGAATGTGGATGCTCATTAGCTTTTAAGACCAGATCTCTTTCTTCAGACTGTCCACTTGGTAAGTGGCAAGCAATTGCTACAGAAGAAGAAGAAGATAAACTAGATGCACTATGAGTATAGTATTTAATGCAGATGACCACAGTTATGTTAGTGTAGATCCAAATGATCAAATCAAATGGACTAGTGTAACAACATTGGTATCTAGTTTAAAGAAACCTTTTGATGCAAAGAAAGTAGCAGAAAGAGTAACTAAAAACAAGAAATCAAAATGGTATGATATTGATCCTAAAACTATTATAAAGATATGGGATAATGAAGCTAACAGAGCCACCACACTTGGTACATTTTATCATAACCAAAGAGAATCTGACTTATGTTCATTAGCATCTATTGAAAGAGAGGGTGTAACAGTTCCGGTATTTAAACCTTATGAAGGAGAAAATGGTTTAAAAATTGCACCTTTACAGAAATTAGATCCAGGTGTGTATCCTGAACATATGGTTTATCTCAAGTCAGCAGGCTTGTGTGGCCAATCAGATTTAGTTGAAGTAGTCAATGGTAGAGTTAACATCATTGACTACAAAACTAATAAAGAGATTAAAACAGAATCATACAAGAACTGGGAAGGCATGACAGATAAAATGCTTGACCCAGTACAGCATTTAGATGATTGTAACTTTAACCACTATGCTTTACAGCTCAGTGTTTATATGTATATTATATTAAAGCATAACCCTAAGTTACAACCGGGTAAGATATTTATTCATCATATTACTTTTGAAACAGATGGTGAAGATCAATATGGTTATCCTATTGCTAAGTTAGATGTAAATGGTGAGCCTATTGTAAAAGAAGTTATTCCAATGCCTGTGCCTTATCTATATGATGAGGTTATTGCAATAATTAACTTTATGAAAGATCATCCACACTTAATTAAAAAGAAATGATTATAAGACTATTTGATGTTCAGAATGGTAAAGTAATTCCAACAGAACATTGCTATACACTTAAGGCACTTAAAGATATCATGGATAATTATCCAGATGATCATCTTAAAATATATCAGTATCTTTTTTACATGACATGCCCCAATCCAGATATGAATCCTTTCTTTCATACTCCTGAGATTGACAAAGAGCACATAATACTAAAAGAAATAGAAGCAGAATTTTCTACAGAGGATGATGACATACATACAGCACTTTCATTCTGCCAGAGAATGTATGAAACTCCAACATCTAGAGCATATCAAGGTATGGCATCTATGTTAGATAGATTAGCTAGATACATGGAAACTACACCTATTACTGCTGGTAGAGACGGTAACATTAATTCTCTTGTAGCAGCAGCAAAAAACTTTGACCAGATCAGAGCATCATTTAAAGGAGTATATAAAGATCTCCAAGATGAACAATCTAGTAAAGTAAGAGGTGGAATCGGAATGGCATATGACCAATAACTATGAGTGAAATCTATCAAGACATACCAACCTATGACAACGGACAATGGACAACTACAAGCTTTGAATCCAGAGAAGACTTCAGTAACTTCATATTTGGGGTTTTCAAAGAACCTGGTAAGTACGGCTTCAATGACACTACTAATCAGATATTTATATCAGAGTCAAACAAGTTTAGAAGTGATGGAGTATATTGCACAGCCCCTTTCAAATCCAAAGACTTTATAGCTTATTGGGATGACCAAAAAGCAAAATGCAAAAAAGGCATAATAGTTAAAGATTCTGGTAACACATGGTTTCTTGCAAGAGAATACTATATGTGGTTAAACTTCTTACCAATCTTTGATAAAGAAATACAGAAGTTTGGATTTGCTAAGATAAGGGATGCACAATATCACATGGCTCTTTATGAACTATTAGCAGAACTAAATTACAAACATGTAGCTATTCTAAAGAAACGTCAGATTGCATCTTCTTACTACCATATGGGTAAACTATTAAACCAGCAGTGGTTTGAACCAGGGGTTACTCTTAAGATAGGTGCCTCACTCAAAGACTATATTAATGAAAAGGGTTCCTGGAAATTCTTACAGGAATACGCAGCATTCTTAAATGAGCATACAGCATGGTATAGACCTATGTCTCCTGACAAGGTAATGATGTGGCAACAAAAGATTGAAGTAAGAAAAGGAGATAGAAAAACAGAAGTTGGCCTTAAAGGTACTATACAAGGTATGTCATTTGAAAAAGATCCAACAAATGGTGTAGGGGGTCCGGTAAAATACTTCTTTCATGAGGAAGCCGGTATTGCTCCAAAGATGGATCAGACATATGAGTATATGCGCCCAGCTATGAGATCAGGTATGGTTACTACAGGTATGTTTATTGCAGCAGGATCTGTGGGTGACTTGTCTCAGTGTGAACCACTAAGAGATATGATCTTGAATCCACTTTCAAAAGATATATATGCAGTTGAAACTAACCTTATTGATGAGAAAGGTACTATTGGTATGTCAGGATTATTTATTCCTGAGCAATGGTCAATGCCTCCTTATATTGATGAGTTCGGTAATTCTTTGGTGGAAGAAGCTCTTATAGCTTTAGATAATCAGTTTGAACAATGGAAGAAAGAACTTAATCCAGAAGATTACCAGTTAAGAATATCTCAGCACCCAAGAAATATTAGAGAAGCATTTGCACATAGATCAGTATCTATTTTTCCAACACATTTAGTTGCTGCTCAACAAAGAAGGATTGAAGAGAAAGAATATGCATATGAGTTCTTAGATATCTTTACAGATGATATAGGTAAAGTTGCTGTAAGATCAACTGATAAACAACCAATTAAAGAATTTCCAGTTACTAAAAAATCAGAAGATAAAACAGGTGTTCTGGTTGTATGGGAAAGACCAATTAAAGATCCTACATTTGGTCAGTACTATGCATCTATTGACCCCGTATCAGAAGGTAAAACTACAACATCAGAATCACTCTGCTCTATCTATATCATGAAAGCTCCTGTAGAAGTAACAAAAGTTACTGTGGGAGAAACAGAAACTTACATAGAACCAGATAAAATTGTAGCTGCNTGGTGTGGTAGATTTGATGATATTAATAAAACTCACCAGAGACTAGAGTTAATNATAGAATGGTATAATGCNTGGACTCTAATTGAAAATAACATATCATTGTTTATTCAGTACATGATATCTAGAAAGAAACAAAAGTATCTTGTACCAAAGAGTCAAATTATGTTCTTAAAAGATCTAGGTTCAAATGCTAATGTATTCCAAGAATATGGTTGGAAAAATACTGGTACATTATTTAAGGCTCACTTATTAAGTTATACTATAGAATACTGTAGAGAAGAACTAGATGTAGAAACTAAAACAGATGGTACTATTGTACGGACTAAGTACGGAATAGAACGTATTCCAGATCCTATGTTACTTAAAGAAATGCAAGAGTATGCTGATGGGGTCAACGTGGATAGACTTGTATCATTTGCTGCATTAGTTGCATTCATGAGAATACAGCAAGCTAACAGAGGTTATTCTAAAAGAGTAATCATGGATGATGCTTCTAAAAACTTGCAAAAGTCAGAAAATTTGTTTAAATTAAATAAGAGTCCGTTCCGTCATATGGGAGGTGGCTCTAAAGTTATTAATGGTCAAGTTTTTAAAAGGTCAGCTTTTAAGAACTTTAAATAATAGATATGCAGGTATATAATGCTTTACAGTTAAAGAAGGGCGCTAAAGTTGAGCAAAATAGGATGGGTAGTGTTACCCAACCTTTACAATTTATTTCTTCTATAGATAAAGATGAAGAATGGGCAGCATGGAATCTTGACTGGTTAGAATGGAATGGTCTAAAACAAATCCGTAGAAATGCCCGCAGGTTAATGAAGAACTATAAACTTGCAAAAGGTATTATTGACAAAGGTGATTATATAATTGAAGAAAATAATGAGTACAGAGATGTAGTAGAACTTTTAACTAAAGAAGACCCTACTGCATTAGAACTTAAGTTTTATCCTATTATTCCAAATGTTATTAATGTTCTAGTAGCTGAATTTGCAAAAAGAACTACTAAACTAACATATAGAGCTGTAGATGAATTCTCATATAATGAGATGATGGAGCAAAAAAGAAAGATGGTAGAGGAAACTCTTATGTCTAATGCTCAAATGAAAATTGTTTCTGCTATGTTAGAGGCTGGTATGGATCCAGATTCTCCAGAAGCACAAGAGCAAATAAGCCCAGACAATTTAAAAACATTACCTGAGATTGAATCTTTTTTTAAGAAAGATTATAGATCTATGGTGGAACAATGGGCTTCACATCAACATAAAGTGGATGTAGAAAGATTCCGTATGGATGAATTAGAGGAAAGAGGTTTTAGAGATTCATTAATTACGGATAGAGAGTTCTGGCATTTCCATATGATGGAGGATGACTATGATGTAGAACTTTGGAATCCAGCAATTACATTCTATCATAAATCTCCAGATGCTAGATATATTTCTCAAGGTAACTGGGTAGGTAAAGTAGATATGCTTACTGTTGCTGATGTTATAGATAAGTATGGTTACATAATGACCGAAGAGCAGTTAGAAGCACTTGAAGCTATTTATCCAATTAGATCTGCTGGTTACAATATTGGAGGATTGCAAAATGATGGGTCATTTTATGATGCAACTAAATCTCATGAATGGAATACCAATATGCCTTCTCTTGCATATAGACAATATACTTCTGCTGTAGCTAATTCTATTAGTGATGGCGGAGATATTATTAATCAAATTCTTTCTCAAGGAGAAGATTATTATGATCAAGGTACTGCATACTTATTAAGAGTAACTACTGCATATTGGAAGTCTCAACGTAAAGTAGGACATCTTACAAAAATTACAGAAGAAGGAGAAGTACTTAATGAGATTGTAACAGAAGATTATAAGATTACAGAAAAACCTGTATATGATACAAGGCTCTTTAAAAATAAAAATAAAGAGAACTTAATTTTAGGTGAGCACATTGATTGGATTTGGATTAATGAAACATGGGGTGGTATAAAGATTGGTCCAAATCTTCCGTCATTCTGGGGTATGAATAATCCAGGTGGCTTTAGTCCTATTTATATTGGAGTTGGTAAAAATCATATTGGTCCACTTAAATTCCAATTTAAAGGGGATGTTTCTCTATATGGTTGCAAACTTCCTGTAGAAGGTGCTGTATTCTCAGATAGAAATACTAAATCTACTGCACTTATTGACCTAATGAAGCCATATCAGATTGGATACAATATTGTAAATAATCAGATTGCAGATATCTTAGTAGATGAACTTGGTACTGTAATTATGTTAGATCAAAATACTTTACCTAAACATTCACTTGGTGAAGACTGGGGTAAGGGTAACTATGCCAATGCCTATGTTGCAATGAAGAATTTCCAAATCCTCCCACTTGATACATCAATTACAAATACAGAGAATGCATTAAACTTCCAGCATTTCCAGAAACTTGACCTTGAGCAAACAAATAGATTAATGTCAAGAATTCAACTTGCTAACTACTTTAAACAACAGGCATATGAAGTAATTGGTGTTAACCCACAAAGAATGGGGCAACAGTTATCTCAAACAACTGCTACCGGAGTAGAACAAGCTATGGCAGCATCTTATGCACAGACAGAGATATACTTTATCCAGCACTGTGATTATTTAATGCCTAGAGTACACCAAATGCGTACTGACTTAGCACAGTATTATCATTCTACTAAACCATCTGCAAGACTATCTTATATTACTACAGCAGATGAAAAAGTAAACTTTGAAATAGAAGGTACTGATTTGTTAATGAGAGACCTTAATATTTTTGCTAGTACTACTGCAAATCATAGAGCTGTTCTTGAGCAGTTAAAACAAATGGCTATGCAGAATAATACCACTGGTGCTTCTATTTATGATCTTGGTAAAGTTGTACAATCTGAATCTATTTCTGAATTAAACAATGCTCTTAAAGATTCTGAACAGAAACAGCAACAAATGAAGCAACAGGAAATGCAACAACAACAGCAAATGCAAGAACAAGCACTTCAAGCTAAAGCTCAAGAAGAAAAACTTAAGAGAGACTTTGATATGGCTGAAGCTGAGAAAAACCGTCAAAGGGATATTCTTATTGCTGAGATTAAATCTGCAGGATACGGATCTATGGTTGATGTTAATAAGAATGAACAATCAGATTATGTAGATGCTATGAAAGAGATTAGACAATCTGAACAATATCAGGAACAAACTAATCTGCAAAGAGAAAAACAAGTTAATGAGAATATGAGACAATCTCAAAAAATGGATATTGAAAGAGAAAAATTAAATGTCCAAAAAGAGATTGCAGATAAGCAACTTCAAATTGCAAGAGAGAATAAAAACAAATATGACAATAAAACACAAAATAAGAAATAGTTTTTAGCTATATAGTCCAAAAAATTGTTTTTACTGTTTTAAATATTTGAAGTTTATTTTGTATATTAAATTATAACCAACAATAATAGTAATGGAAGAAACCAATAAAAAACCTGAAGAGGTACAAGACTCTACAACGGTAGGTCAAGTAGATGTAAATATTGATGAGTTATTTGGAATGCCTGGTGCAGAAAGTGTAATGCTTCCATCAGATGATTCAGATGATAAACCTAAGTCAGTCTTTTCTAAGCCAAAAGATGTAGACACAACGTTCTTTGATAAACCTGATTCTAAAACAGCTGATAGCAATAGTGATGATAACACTAAAGTTACTGCAGCAGAAGTTGATGAAGCAATTGCTCAACTTGATGACATGATCAATCAAGAAGAGGAAACCGGAAACAAAGGAAGACCAAAAGTAGATAAGTCCGGTCTTTCTGAGTTAGCACAGAAAATGATTGAAGAAGGTACACTTATTCCTTTTGATGATGACAAACCATTAGAAGAATATACTACTAAAGACTTTAGAGAATTATTTGAAGCTAACTTTCAAGAAAGAGAGAACAAGATTAGACAAGATACTCCAAAAGAGTTTTTTCAATCTCTTCCTGAAGAACTTCAGATTGCTGCTAAATATGTCGCTGATGGTGGTACAGATCTTAAGTCTTTATTTAGAACTCTTGCTCATGTAGAAGAAGTTGTTCAATTAGATCCATCAAATGAATATGATCAAGCAGAAATTGCAAGACAATATTTATATGCTACTCAGTTTGGTACCCCTGAAGAAATTGAATCAGAAATTAATGACTGGTCAGATCTTGGTAAACTTGAACAAAAAGCAAATCAGTTTAAGCCAAAGTTAGATGCAATGCAAGAAGAAATTATTGCAAGACAATTAGCAGAGCAAGAACAAAGAAAAGATCAGCAAGCTAAACAAGCAAAAATGTATACAGATAATGTATATAATACTTTGTCTAAAGGTGAACTTGCAGGAATTAAACTTGATAGAAAAGTACAAAGTTTATTATACTCTGGATTAGTACAACCTAATTATCCTTCTATTTCAGGGAAACCTACTAATATGTTAGGTCACTTGTTAGAGAAGTATCAGTTTGTAGAACCAAGACATGACCTTATTGCAGAAGCACTTTGGTTACTTGCAGATCCAGATGGATATAAAGGTAAAATTAAAGAGCAAGGTTCAAAGAAAACAGTTGAAGAAACTGTAAGAAAATTAAAAACAGAAGAAGGTAGAAAGATTAGTTCATCAACTATTGTAGATGAAGATAATGCAAGAAGACCACAAAAACAACAACAAAGAACTATCTCAAGACAGAACAATAATTTGTTCAAGAGATTTTAATTAGTAACAATTTAAATTAATATATACAATGGCAACTCCAGTAATGAACAATGGTATATTCCTTAGGGATACCGCTTACAACGCAAGTTCCCATGTGGATTCTTACCACTTGGTGAACATGCTGAAAGATGCAGAGCCAATGGACTTAGGTCCAGTGGATCTTTGGGCTATGTCCCAAAAAGTAGAAATGCCTCTTTATCAAATGTCATCATTTGGTGGGAAAAATGTTATCATGGTAGATAACGCACGTGGGGAATACAGATGGCAAACTCCGGTTTCTATTGACCTTCCTTACATTGTTGAGGATATTGAACCAAACAACAACTTTAAAGGTGTTGATGGTACTACATTCCGCATCAAACTTAACAAGAGAGAATTTGGACATGGTGATATCATTACTTATGACAAATACAATGGTGTTGAGATGTACATCACACAAGAAGATATTCTTCCTTTAGGTGATGGCTATATCTATACTGTTCAACTTGTAAACAATGATAACTACAAATATCTTGATGACAAGTACTTAGCTAACGGTACTAAAGTATTCCGTAAAGGTTCTGCAAGAGGTGAGTATGGTGAAAGATTCTCTGACATCATCACTAATGCAGGTTTCCGTGAATTCTACAACTACGTAGGTGGTGCAGAAGCTCACGTACACTACTCTATCTCTAGCCGTGCTGACTTGATGATCAAAGGTGGTATGAATGCAGATGGTACAGTTCCTGTAACTGAGATCTGGAGAACATACGATAAAACTATGGACCCATCTATTTCTTCTTTGGAAGATATGATTAAAGTAATGGGTAAGGATAAAGTTAAGAAAGCATTTGACAATGGTGACTTATCACGTACATTCTTAACCAATATGGAAGCTGCTCACTTGAGCAAAATTGCAATTGACATTGAGACTTACCTTATGTGGGGTCACGGTGGTAGAGTACGTCAGGATGGTCCAGATGATGTTAGATTGTCTGTAGGTCTTTGGAAGCAGTTGGATAACTCATTCAAAAGAGTATACAACAAAAATAACTTCACACTTGACTTGTTCCGTTCTGAGATCTACAACTTCTTCAATGGTAAAGTTGAATTCCAAGGTCCAGATCCAAAACGCAGCCTAGTTGTACAAACTGGTATGGGTGGTATGAGAATGGTTAATGAGGCTATCAAACAAGAGGCTATCTCTTCAGGTCTTCTTATCCAAGCTGCTGATATCGGTGCAATTACTGGTAAAGGTATGGACTTGAACTTTGGTTTTGCTTACACTTCTTATGTTATCCCATTCTTGGCTAACGTTAAGTTTGTGTTGAACCCAGCATTTGACAATGTTCATACAAATGATATTGAGAACCCAATCATTGATGGTTTCCCATTATCTTCTTACTCATTCATTATCTTTGACATCACTGATAATACTAATGACAACATCTTCTTATTGAAGTTGTCTTGGGATAATCAATTGAAATGGTGGTATCAAAATGGTACTATGGACTACATGGGACGTAGCCAAGGCTTCCAGTCTTCTGGTCAGTTCAATGGTTACCGTGTAATGATGAGCCAAACAATGCCAGCTATCTGGGTTAAAGACCCAACTAAAGTGTTGAAAATTGTTATGAGAAACCCTGTAACTGGTGGATCATTCTAATCTAAACTAGAAAGGATAGGGAGGAGGAAACTCCTCCCTTTTTTTCTTTATATTTAACCAACAAATAATAAAACCAACAAAAAAATGGAAAATTTCACAATGGTAGAAACGGGCAATGGTACCGTAAAACAAACAGCAATTGCTGTAAGACCGTTCTTTGACAACTCAGTCTCTAATATGGGATTGGAAAATTATGGCTTATCTCTGTATGATGGAGTTAAGCACTTTGAACAACTTGCTTGTCTTGAGCAGAATGGAGTTATTAGATATCTTACTGGTCTAAATGAATTTGCACCAGAGATCAAACTTCTAAAAGTTGAAGATAGAGAAGCAAGAGTAAAAGAAATTAGAACAGCTATTGCTGAACTTGAAACTGAGTTAGCAGCTAATGTTCTAGATATTGAGGATCCACAGTTTTGGAATAAAGTAAAATTACTTAAACCTGATAATAAAGAATTCTGGAATAGAATAAGTATTGCTTGTGGTAATGACCCTGTATTCTTAGATCCTAAAGATCCATATGATAGAATTAAACTTTATGCTATTGAAGCTGGAGGTTTTTCTATTGTAGCAAAAAGTTTTGATGATGCAAGATCAAGAGCAGTTCCGCCTAAGTTTTACTTAGACAAAAAAGAACAAACAGTTATTGCAAGAACTGAGTACAAGAAAATGCGTAACAAAGCACTTTCTGAACTTCAGAAATTATTTGACAAAAACAGTACTAAATTATTCTATGTATCTAAAGTAGTAGATGGTAACAGTACACAATATAAAAAAGGAACACCTAATGATGTTATGTATGAGAACATGGACTTGTACATCAATGGTGAAGGTGTTGAGAGCAACAAAGAAAGAGCAGCTAAGTCTTTCCTTGAAGCTGTAGGAATGGATATGGAAACACTTAAAATTAAATCAATTGTAAGAGATTCCGTATTTTTTAAGTATATTATTAATAAGGCTGATGGTTACATCTACCATGCTAAGACTAACGCATTGTTAGGAAGAAATGTATCAGATGTAGTTGAGTACTTGAAGAACCCTTTAAATGAGGATGTTTTAACAGATCTTAACAAAGCCTGTGAGAAATTTTGGAATTCTTAAAATAAATATAAAATGAAAACTAAAAAAAAATATCAAGGTGGAGGTGATGTTGGTCAACCACTAAGACCTTCTAATTTTGAAAAAAGACAAGCTAAAAAAGTAGGTAGAGCTCAAACAAGAGCTGCTGTTGCTAGTATTGAAGGAGAGGGTACTGTTGCTCAAAAAAGAGACAATAGAGCTGAGCGTGTATCTACAATGGCAGGAACTGCTAGAGCTAAAACTCCAAAATCAGTTTCTACATCTACATCTACATCTACATCTACAGTTAATAATAATAATAAACCTTCTGGAATGGCTAAAACTGCTCCAGAAAATATGAAAACTACTGGTAAGAATGTATCTAAACCTAGCGTTCCTGCAGGTAAACCAAAACCGGAATATATGAAAACTAGTGTTAAGAGTGTGCCTAAAGACAGTGTTAAAAGTCCTGTTAGATATCAAAAGGGTGGACCAATACAAACAACTGGAGCCAAAGGAATAGTTAGACCTGCACAATCAGCACCTAAAGTAACAATTAGTCCTAGTAGTGCGCCTAAAAAATCTACTAAAAAAGCTACTCCTCCACGTTCAACAATGGATTTAATTAGAGGTTCTAAAAAATCAGACTATGTTGGTACAGTTACTCAAGCTGCTAAAAAAGGCGGTTCAGTTAAGAAAATGCAAAAGGGTGGACAAACATCTCAGGCTGTAGCAAAAAAAATTGTTAAAGGTGTAAAGTCAGATGTTAAAACAGCAATTAACACCCCATATAATGTAATGAAATCTGTAGATGATAAATTAGAAAAAAGATATCCTAATTATACTAAACCAGGTGGTACATATGATATGATTAAAAAAGGTATTAAATCTGTATTTAAAAAGGGTGGTGCTAAAAAGAAATAATAGTGGCTACCAAAAAAACAACTAAAAGCAAAGTAAACCAGGCTGGTGTCTACACTAAGCCTGGTATGCGTGAGACTATATTCAAAAGGATTAAAGCTGGCACTAAAGGTGGAAAGCCTGGAAAATGGTCTGCTAGAAAAGCACAACTAATGGCCAAAGAATATAAAGCTAAAGGTGGTGGTTATAAAAACTAAAAAGTAATGGCTAAAGATCCTCAACAAAGTCTCAGAGATTGGGGTGCACAAAAGTGGATGACTTCTGGTACTCATGCTAATAAAAAGAAGGGCAAGAATAAAGAAGTAAAATCTAAGGGCTCAAAGAGGTATCTACCAGAAGCTGCTTGGGATTCATTGTCTGCTGGAGAAAAAGCTGCTACTAATAAAGCAAAAGCTGCAGGTAACAGAAAAGGAAAACAGTTTGTTAAACAGCCTAAGAACATTGCAAAAAAGACATCAAAACATAGATAATGGCAAAGAGTAAACTTAAAATGCAAAAAGGTGGCACACCTAAACCAAAATCACAATCTAATCAAACAATGAAAACTGTAAGATGGGAAGGTGGTAATACTGGTTTACAAGTACCAAGTTATATGGTTGATGCTACAGGTAATGCTCTTCCACAATATCAAGCTACAGTAAAAGATAGATTACAGAAAGCAGGTAAACTTTCATTTGGTGGATCAATAAAAAGAAAATAAAAATGGCACAGAATGCAAAACAACAAGCTGCAATAGCTATCTCAATGAAGAAAGCTGGTAAGAAACCTAAGATGGCAAAAGGTGGAACTGCTAAAAGTTGTTGGCCAGGTTATGAAAAAAAAGGTACTAAGAAGATGTATGGTAAGACATACAATAACTGTGTAAAAAAATAATATTATGGCTGCTCTAAGACCTTATGCTTTAAGAAATCCAAAAACAAATACTGTTGTACCGGGTGCTTTAGTTCTTTCTAATATTAAACCTATATCAGGAGATTGGTTTCCTGTTGTTGAAGGTATAGAAAGAAATGTTGTTAATCCAGTAAGTTATGATACTACTGTTAAAATAACATATCCTTCTTGTGTAAACTCACAAAGGTTTGGAGACTATGCAAAAACTTTTATACAAGCTCAAGGCTATACTCCTGATAATGTAGTATTATCTGAATCAATTTGTTCAGATGATATTGATGGTCCAGTATATGCTGATATACAAAATATTGGTCAAACTCCTGCATCACAAAATGATTTTTTAGGTCCTTTTATGTCAGGAGGTTTATCTGGATATCCTCATACAGGAATATTAGGTATTCAAGCTTGGGGATCACATATTACAAATACAACGAATGGTGCTTTATTTTTTATTAATACTCCCCACATTGGAATTTCTCAAGTAGGAAATGTAGGTAGGGTTTGGAGAAGAGGTAAGACGCAAGCTCAATCTTTAACAGATAACACTTGTGGTGCAGTTGCTACAGCAATTACATGGGTAGCAGCAAATGCTATTGCTCCAGTTGTAGCAAACTTTCCAGATGATTATCAAAACTATACACTATGTGATATACTTTTTCCATTTAAAGTAGCTCTTGCAGCTATACCAGATTATGGAGATCAAATGGTATATGCTACTGAAAAAATAAGATTAGCTGGAGATACTTTTTTAACAGGTGCATCAGGAATAATTGCTGCTAATGTTGGAGTAGGTATTGATGTATTTTATTGTTCAGGAACATTTATTAATACAGATGATGGATATAATGCTTATGTTAATGTTACATCATTTAAAAAATATAATAGTGTTGGAGGATGGGTAGATTTAACTACATCCTTTTTAGCGGGTTTATAAAATAAAAAATTATGGCAAACTTTAAAAGTCCAAGTTGGACAAGAAAAGAAGGTAAAGATCCTAAAGGGGGTCTTAATGCTAAAGGTGTTGCTAGTTATAGAAAAGCTAATCCTGGTAGTAAACTTCAGACAGCCGTAACTACAAAACCTTCTAAGCTTAAAGCAGGAAGTAAAGATGCTAAGAGAAGAAAAAGTTTTTGTGCTAGAATGTCTGGGATGCCCGGACCTATGAAAGATGAAAAAGGAAGACCAACTAGAAAGGCTCTTTCTTTGAGAAAATGGAACTGTTAAAAACTATATAAAATGAAAACATTAAAAACTTGTAAAACAGGCTGTGGTAAAATGAAATCCGGTGGAGCTGTTAAGAAAGTAAAGAAGATGGCTCAAGGTGGTCAGATGTATGGTATTCCTCAAACAGGAACTACAAACTACAGTGCGCCTACTATGAAAAAAGGTGGTACTTTAAAACCTGTTCCTTCTGATCAAAAAGGTTTAGCAAAATTACCAACTGCAGTTAGAAATAAAATGGGCTATCAGAAAAAAGGTGGTACTGTTAAAAGAAAATAACTATGAAGGCACCTGCTAAATTAAAACCTATGACTGGTCGTATACCTGCATCTGTTAAAAAGCCTATGCCGGTAAAATCAGTAAGTAAATATTCACCTGTTCCTAAAAAAATGAAAGAAGGTGGTAACTGGATTCAAGGTGCTATTAAAAAACCAGGGGCTCTTAGAGAACAACTTGGTGTAAAGAAAGGTGAAAAGATTCCTAAAGCTAAATTAGCTGCAGCAGCTAAGAAAGGTGGTAAGCTTGGTCAAAGAGCTAGACTTGCTATTACTCTTGGTAAAATGAATAAAAAATAATACTAGATGTTAAATAGTACAATTGAAATAAAGATCAAGCAACGGCTAAATAAATTAGATAGCCAGGACTATGACAACATTGAATGTTGGCAAATAGTTGAGGCATTTAATAAAGCACAAGTTGAGTGGGCTAGAAGACAATTGCACGGAATTAATATTACTAAAGAAGGTGATGAAGGTTCTACTAGAAGAAAAGATGATCTTCAAGTTTTGTTAAATACAGAAGCACTTAGTCTTACTGATAAAGAGTATTATTACTTTGGTAAACTTCCAGAAGATTATTTACAATGGAAAAGAGTTGATGCTTATGCAAAACAGGACTGTTGTGAAAAAAGAAGAATGACAGTTTATTTTGCAGAAGAAGGTAACTTAAATGTATTACTTAGAGATAAAGCAAAGCAACCAAATTTTGAGTGGGCAGAAACATTTGCTACTCTTATTGGTAATACTACACATATTTATACAGACGGCAAGTTTGAAATTCAAAATGCTAACATTATATATTATAGACAACCTATTCAAATACAAATACAAGGTTGTGTAGATCCTTATACTAATTTACAATCTACACAAAATGTAGAATGTGAATTTAAAGATGATATTATAGAAGTAATCATTGATGAAACTGTAGCTATTCTTGCAGGAGATATTGAGTCAGGCAACCAATTCTCAAGAGGTACGGAAGCAGCAGAACGTAACAATTAACCATGGAAAATAAAACAAGATTATTAAAGAGAAATCCAGAACCTGCTAAAACACTTAGCAGACCACAAGTTATTGTTACTCAACCTAAGAGTGAACCAGCTAAACCTGAACCTACTCCGGATACAGGAGTTGGTGGAAGCTCATTAGATACAATGACAGCAGCATGTGCAACAGAGATGATGAATGCTGCAGTTAGTTTTCATAGATTACACTTACAAGTTAAAGGTGAGGGTTCTTATGCAGCTCACAAAGCATTGGGTAACTTCTACGAAGGTTTACATGATCAAGCTGATAAACTTATAGAAGGATACCAGGGAGTGTGTGAGAAGCTTCTTACTTACACTAACATGCCTATCAGAACTTTAGATAATACTTCAGATGCTGTAAGCTATCTTAGAGATTTATATAATGTTGTAGGTAAACTTCAGGCTATGATGCCTTACTCAGAGATAGTAAACAATCTAGATCTTGTTAAGGATTCAATTAATTCAACAAAGTATAAATTACTTTTCTTGAAATAATTTTTGAAAGTTCAAAAACTTTCACTATATTATAGTATATATTTATAAATTAAAACTTAGAAAAAATGGCTTATTTTAATCATGCTTTTGAAAAAGCATTCTTAGGCACAGGAACTACCTTAACAGGATCGGGTGCTGCTCAAACGGTAACCAAGTTGGATGGTACCACAATTGCTGTTAGCAGTAATTTAGGTTATGTCACTACTGATGGTGTACCAACTTATGGTTTAAATCAATTAAAAGCTGCAGCTGCGTCTGAAACAGCTAATGGTTACTTTGGTATCTTTGATGCAAGACCAAATTCTGCAACATTTAACCTGACTATTACTCCATCTTCTTGTTGTAATGTATATCTTGCAGGTTCTGCAATTTATGACAATGACAAGATTGGTCCATTAGCTGGTGGTTACCAAGAGACTAACAAGTCTAAAATGATCAACCCTAAGTATATATCTCGTTTCTATTCAGTAGCTCCATGTTCTCCACAGAACAATGTAATCCACGTAGGTTCTACTTACTGGACTGCAGGTGGTGGTGTATTAATAGGAGCAATCACTACTCCAGGTACTAACTATACAAATACAGCTACAGCTATAACAGTAGGAACTACTACTACTACAGGTACTGGTTCAGGTTTGTTATTATCAATTACAGTAGCAGCTAATGTTCCAACAGTTGTTGATATTGTTGCTCCAGGTAAAGGGTATGCAATAGGTGACACTGTTACTATTAAAGATACTGATGGTGGAGCTGGAG